TCCTCTTTTTATCCAACATGAATAAGTCCATTTCTTTTGATTTGTTGGAGTACCAAATGTTCTGTTAAGATAGGCACTATCACCATCATTAAATCTACAGCTATAATCTACAGTGAAAGCCTCAGCACCACCTTGACCACCAACTCCAGCTAAAAGATTATTTTGAAAAACCATAGTTTATCCTATGAATATGCTAATGTTGCTATCGCCTGAATACTTCCAGCAGCTCTTACGATATAATCTATTCTGTCCACACCAGCTGCTGCGGTTGTTAAAGTAGGAGCTGTGCCTGCTGGGAAATCCCAGTTAGCTCCATAAGATAAAGTTCTAGAGCCTGTGCCGTCTTGTGTAACAAAGATACTTCCTGTCTGCCCAGCAACTTGGTTAGTTGGATTAGCAAGAGTTCTGTTGCCTGCTAATGTAACGCTAAAGTTTTGAGCTGCTGAAAAATCAGGAGTAATAGTAGCTCCATCAGTCAATGCTGTTATATCGGCTACCGAAGACTTGGCGATGTGAAGTTGAACGCTGGGATCTGTTTTACCAATACCAAGGTAACCCGTAGATTCTAACCTCATCTTTTCTGCGGCGGCTGATCCACCTGCCATCAGATTAAAAGTCATATCAAATGCTTCAGCACCACTGCCTACGGCTGTAGTAACAGCGTCTATAGTCGCTCCAGTTTCATTGTTTGCTGCGGCTGTTTCTGCAACAAAAGCAATTCCAACACCAATACCTGTAGCTGGTGTAGAGCTAGAAGTTCTTGTAACTGTTAATGCATCAAGCACAGTGTTCGTGCCACTATCTTCTATAGCCGATGCCATACCTGCTGTAGAATTTACTGATCCCGTTGCTGTAAAATTACCTGCTGTTGTTGTTACACCTGTACTGGTAATTCTTGCAACCTCAGCAGCGGCAGAACCACCCGCCATGTTTTTAAAAACAATATCAAAATCTTCTGAACCGCTTCCTACATCAGTAGTTATAGACTCAATAATTGTTCCTATTTCATTGTTTGCTGCGGCTGTTTCTGTAACCATTTTAATACCATTACCGATTCCAGCGGCTGGCGTACCGCTAGATGTTCTGGTTAAAGTCAATGGAGTTAACACAGTGTTTGTGCCAGAATCTTCTTCGGCTACATTTAAACCGCTACTTATTTCCATGTCGGTAAAAGACATACTAGCTAGTGCGTTATAAACATTTCCACTTCCGTCACAATAAACGGCTGCAGAAAAACCTGCGGCTATTGTTACAGTCGCAGAACCCTGACTCATAATAACCGACTGATTGGTACTGTTCTTTATAAAGAAGTACGCTTTAGAATTAGAAGGGATTAAAGTTATTGTTGCTGTTCCGCCTGGCGTTCCAGTAAAATTAATAACCCTATACATTCCATCTTCTAAATTACTTCCACCAGATGTGGGACTAGCATCTTCTATATTAAGGTTTTGACTAGTGCCTGTTACAGCCACCGCTACCGCAGAACCTATTCTATCTACTATGTTCCAGTTGTAATTAGTTGTGGTTCCCCAAGCTCCTGATTGCTCACCACTTCCAATCTTTTCAATTCCAAAATTGTCTGTATATGTACTTGCCATTTTCTAGTTCCTCACGCAGCTTTGTCTAATATTGGTGTCCATCCTGCATCTTGAGTTGGTGTAATCTTTGTCCATGATGCAGACTGGCTTGGATTTATTGTATTCCATGATGCATTTTGTGTCGGTGTTATTTTGCCCCACTGTACATATGCACCGATACTTAATGTTAATTCTATTCCTGTGACCCCTACTACCATATCTTTTACATCAACAGTACCAGTTGCAAAAGATGCTTCTGCTTCGTTGACACTTACCATCACTCCAGTGCCTTGGACAACGCTTACACTTCCTAAGGCAAAGTCTGCCTGTCTTCCAGATGGGCTAATTTCTTCAGGTATAACAACATCATAACTGCCTACAGAAGAAGACGTTGCCATACCACTTGGTTGCTCAAGAACAGCGGCATGTGTTGTGTATGATCCAATGGACATAGCTATTCCTATGCCCGATTGTGTAATCAACGCCTTACCAGTTGCTATTTCTGTCCCAATCTGGGACTCCATATACACGCCAGTTGCAGTAATAGAGGAGACTGTTTTAACAGTATAAGAACCTATAGCGCTAACAGCTACTACACCGCTTGGAATAATCACATGTTCAGAGCTTATGCTAACTGGTACTGATGAACCATACGGACCATCACTCCAGCCAAGTCTTCCAAAGCCCTCCATAACAAGACCTTGGGCTTCGACACCTGTAACTAAAACAGCGCCAGCAGTATCCCACGCTCCGCTATTCCAAGTCTCTCTTCCCCATCCTGTTATATCAGACATACTTACAACCTATGCTAATCTAATAATTGCACTATTTGCATCGTTAGTTGGATACTGAATCGTAAAATCTCCAGCACTTGAGCTTTTGTTAGATCCAAAATCTAAAACCGCTACAGCAGGATAAGCATCTATATAAATATGAGTAGTGCTGGTAGTGCCAGAAGTATCTGCATCTAATGTAGAGTTATATATCAAAGCATAACGAGCATTAGATATAGTAGAAGAAGACCAAGTTGTGTTAGCAAAATCTAAAAATGCTGTTGCCGTTCCACTGCTATTATCTGCAAGCCCCAAGGTAACACTACCTAGTGCCGCGCCTCCTGCCGAATAAACACCACCACCACCTGACACTTCATTTGATGTAGAGTAGTTTGTGGTATCCTGATCAAGGGACGCACTGCTTGTAAACATTGCTACCTTGAAAGTGTGGGCAGATGCAGTTGCATCACCCGACCCCGTATCTGTGGTACTTTGTACCCATCTATGGACCCCTGCGAGAATTTCTCTCTTAAAAGATCCGCACATTGCGTTTGCCATTACAGTCTCCTTATTGCCTCTGCTTCGTTGTGTAATCCTTCTTTAATTAATGTATTATAAATGGTTGTGCGATCAGATTGAATACCTTTTTTAATACAATTAACTAATTCTTGTTTTATCTGTTCCTTAAACTGTCTAGCTTGATCCCTTATAACAGAAGGTGCGCTGTCAGCAATGTATATAAATCTATTAATATGCATGTCGGCAATTTCTTCTGGGGTATGCCCCCTGTTGTTACTTGTCCACACCATTGGGTTTCCAAGTTCACCACCTTGTACATTGCCACTAATCATGTAACAGGTATCCTAAGCTGACCATCTTCATAAACATCCTTACGCATCCTTCCTTCTCCAAGATTTTTAAGTCTCGATATAGACTCTCCATAACGAGTATTGTAATACAACATTAACTCTTGATCGCCCTTCATAAACACATACGCTTCAATTAAAGACGCATAAAGCAAAGCATCGGCAGCGTATGTACTAATCCATGTAGTCGCTGTAGACCCAGAAAGCCCAGTGGGTCTGTAAAAATAATGTATCTCGGCTGTATACGCTATATCAGGAACAGGTCTTAAAAGAAAATTATCTGTATCATAAATTGCATAGTAAAGAGGCCTGCCTTTTTCTGTTGTTATTGGATAAGCCTCTTGAAGAAAGTTCACATCTTTTTGTAAAAGAAAATAATACTGGTTGCTTAACACTATAGAAATAGAAAAAGGTGCAATCCAATCGGTAGGCATTTGAAGAAACTCTATATCTTTAGTTATGTTACCTGTGGAATTTGTTCTAAAATCTGGGAGCTGTACCTCGTATAGTATTCTGTCTTCAGCATTAGCAATAAACTGATCTATCTGGGAAACAAATGTAGTCTCAGTATTATCGGTGTAATCCTTTATTGCCTGAACTAATGTTGTATATGTAAGTGCCATTTGTCAGCTCGTTGTAATTGTTGGTGTTCCAATAGAGGATGCAATACGCATTGTCTGCATAGCCTCAGGTCCCAGTATTGGATATGTATTCCCATCACCTACAGGGTTCCACGCAAACAAACCCCTGCCTGCTCTACCCCCCTGTGGCCTTGGGTCCCACAACGCTTGCGGATCTGATATAGGTATTGCACCCAACCAGTTCTGTGGTTGATCGGGATCATACACATCTCTTCCTACTCTCATTCCTGTACGCACACCCTCATGGGTGGTGTAAAGTAAATCATTAAGAGAATAGCGAAACCCTGTTAAATCACAGTACCCATACGCATACTTACCTCTAGCATAATTACTCATCGTCCATAATACTCCGTAAACGGAACCATTCTCAGTGGAGCTTTAACCCTATCTTCTCCTGCTGCTATATCATACTGCTCATCATAATCTTGTTTTAAACCTGCAACACGACCTGCGGCCTCAGGTGTTTTAAGGGCTATCTTGTAAGCAAGGCCAGAAACCAGTGCTGGTAAAAACCTTGCAGGCACATCGTAGTTATTAGAACCTTTATCCCCTGTATCTTTTAACCTACGCTCTTTCCAGTAAACAAACTGTGCTGTCGTATAATCCGAACTAGCAGTAGGATATACATAAACTACTGGAGCTTCCCTCTGACGGTCAACCCAGTATTGATTGGGTCTGCCTTTATCCAGCTTGTTGGGGATCGTAGCGTAAGTAACAGGAGAGATACGGGACATAGCCGCATCTATTTGTTTGGCTGTATCACCTGGATCAGTGCGGATAACAGCATCAATAATATCTATAGTGTCTGCTTCCAGAGTGTAGCTGACGGTTCCTTCTGTAAAGGAAACATTCTTTTCTTCTATTGTCCAAAGATTAAGCCCTCTATTCTGCCATTCAAGGGCTAAAAGATTAAGGCTTCTTCTGGCAGTTCTTAATTCATAGCCTGTACGTAGATCCACACCAGCCCTTTCAAATGCCTCTTGGGTTATATCATTAACATCAAGATTAAAGGTTGCTGTGGTTTCTACTGCCATCTACTTGTTCTTTTGATTGTACGGACGGTTATAAGAACTAGGGGTGCGCTTTTCAGGTGGTGAGGGTGGTGAGCCACCAGCGGCTCCTACACCGCCTCCAGCGTCCATTCCTCGCCTTCTCTTAGAAAGCTCGTACATAGTCTCGCCAGCTTCACGCACCGACATATCGCCTTTACGACCAAGCTCACCAGCCATTGTACCTCTTCCGCTTCCCGACATTCCTCCCACATAACCGCCGTGTTTGTAGTTCATAATCGTGCCACCAGCGTCTGCCCTCATCATTTCTTTGGAGTTCATACCTTTTTTACTGGGGGCTTTGGTGTGACCTGCCACAGCTACACCATCCACAGGACATCTTCCGCCTGGCTTCCTCATGCCATAGGTCCATATGTATCAAGTCCCTTTGTCTGGCGTATAACATTCCCGCCTTTATTGAGACCGTAAGCCGCTACTCTGCGAGGTTTGGCTTCTCCAATATCCCCGCCGTCATTGTCAACAATAACAGGCTCTGCACCATAAGATGCCTCCTGATTAATTTTGTTGAGCTTTGCTGTCCTTGGGTGCATCGTTGTCATGCTATGCTCTCCTCTTAGAAGTTTTCTTTTTAAACCCATAAGAACCCTTAGGCTTGCGAGTAGCCTTAGCCACCTTTCGCCTTCCCGCCATTGACATTTTCTTTCCTGACTCTTTACCACGAGTCATGCCAAGCTGTTCATCTTTACGGGCATTGTAACCCTGCTTTTTCTTAACAACTTTTCCTTTTCCTTTTTTTTGTGTCATATCAAGTTCTCCTTGCTTCGCTTAAAGCTATTGCCATTGCTTGTTTAGAATCAGTAACTTTATCACCAGAACTACTTTTTAACACACCACGGTTAAATTCACCCATAACTTTTTTAACTTTGGATTTATTTTCTACCGCACCACCTGTGTTATATTTTCGTCTCATTAACCGATCCCATCTTCCTCGTATTAAACCGTGACTTATACTTCCAAAAATATCCATCCTTACCCCGAATACATAAGGGTAATGGACTTTAAAAGATCCGCATCATTAGGCATATCGAAAGACATGGTTGTTGCAAATCTAATACCGTCTCCTCCTATATTAGGATAGTTAACTTCATCTGCTGTTCCACCAGGATCAAACTCTAAAAGAGTGGAGCCTGTAGCAGAAGATGTTGATCCGTCAATTACGGAGATATGAGCGTTAGCAGAGTTGTCACCTTCTACAGTATACCAGTTGTTAAGCATACTAAGCTGAGGATTAATCATAACTCGAATCCCTGCCTGCCAACCAACGCTTAGACTTCCAGTTCCTGCTCCGCTAAGTTTCACAGCAGAAATAGTTTTAAAGTAGTTCGTTGCGAGAACTGTACCAGAGTTAGGGCCTGTAAGGGTTTCAGTTAAGGCATTGCCAAGATAATCAGTGCCAATAATACTAACGGTTCTACCGCTATCGTTTCCGTCAGATGTAACATTTGGCAACCTTAACAAACTGCCAAGATCTTGGTAACCATACCCATCGCCTAACTCCAGACTAGAAATCGTTCCATCAGAGTAGACAGTTGATATTTGTGTCCATTGGTATGTAGATACCGTATAACTATTATTAGGACCCGCAATCTCTTCAGTTTGTTCAACACCATTTACACCCAGACCTTTTACAGTCAAAGTTCTGGCAGAGTTATTGCTTCCAGAATAAAAAGCTATAGTGCGGGGAACTGAATACTTTACATAACTCATATGAGTAACAGGATTCTGAGAAGAAGCAGCTCCATTAATAATCATTGCTAAAGCACCAGTATGACTTTGACTGGCGCATATACCATTACGATCTCCAGCAGTTGAAGCGCCCCCGTTTAAAGTAAAATAAAACGGAGAGGCAATAGACTGTGCATCGGAAATAGTATCTACGTCATCGGCTGGATTGCTTAAACTTTCAGCAGAGCCACTGTAGGTGTAGTTAAAGGTTTTTATTATAGCCATGTCGTCTTCCTATCCTTTTATCTCTCCTCGAAGAACCATAGATTTATGAATAGCACTTCCCTCAATAGGGAGTTTCTTTTCTCTCTTCTTGGTAGAAGTTTTGGTGGAAGCAGGGGCAGCCTTACTGCCCCCACTTTTATTTTTTGCAGATTTCTTTTTTTCAGCCATAACTTACCTCTTATGGTTGAGCGTCATACTGAACCATACCGTCAGTTGTTCTTTGTTGAACAGCCCAAATATAGTCACAGTAATGAACATCTGCTGCTGTAGATCCAGAGATACCAGCAAAAAATTGAGTCATAGCTACAGTAGGTATATTAGTAGTTGTTGTGCCAACAGACTTTCTGTCAACAAACCACTCTACCGAACCAGTGCCTCTTGCAATAAAACCAAGCCTTCTGGAGTTTGTTATTAAAGCTCCTGACTCAGCGGCCGCTACCATGTCCACTCCTGTATCAAGAGCGGTATCACTTCCAGCAGAATCTACGTTTCCAAAAATTGACCCTGAACCCTCAACTACTATAAAGCCAATTTGGTTGTTAGCTAAAAACGGCACACCTGTAGCAAGCGTTCCATTCTCTGCAAGACCCACAAACAAATCAGAGTCAGCAGGTTTTGACATGGCAACACTAGCTTCAAAGTATATGTTCTTACTAGCTTGCGCCATCCAGATTTCATTACCCTGAAGACTACCACCTGAGTTATCATGCGAACCGCTTCCTGCTATCTTTGCCCAGCCACCTACATGGTCGCCAAGTAAAGTTACAGTTCCACTGTTCAGAACAGATTTTGTCCAGTCATCGGTATCATCAATATCAATGCCTGTGAAATCATCGTAATAACAAACATAATCGGGATTGATTCCTATTGGTAGATTCTCGAACCATTCGTTCTCGCTACCATTCCCGCTATACATAACGGGACCTGAAAAACGGGTTGTACCCATAAGTACCTCCTTACAAAGGTTTTACTCTAAAGTCTTGTAAGCGTCTGCTGGGTCAGTCTTTAGAGATAATTTTCCCCAGAAAAACAGAAGAGGGGGTTGCCCCCCCCTCTTCATGCTAGTTAACCACCTTCACAGCCGAAGATTCCGAGAGGATCAGAAACTCCGAAGGCATATCTTGCTCGTGCTTTGTAACGAACATTTCCAGTGTCAAAGTCACCGTCCATGCTAGTTTGCAAAGGAACACGATCAAAATGTTTCATGCCATTAGGAACATCAGTAATGATGTACCATGAATCATTATCCGTAAGGAAGTGATTCACTCTGTAACCATCTGGAATTGTACCATTATTTCGGATAGCATTGATGTCGTTATCCGCAGTTCCTGGTCTTCCTTCAGATTCCAGAATCCTTGTTGCTACAAACATATTGTTTGAAGGTACAATAAGTTTGCGTGGTCTCGCAGCTATTAACAGCCCACGCTCATCAACCCAAGCACCCATTGTGATTACAGCCGCTTCAAGGCTGGTCTCATTCAAATCGGTTTGTGTTGTTGGTGTGTTCTGGTTAGTGCCACCCTGTACTGTTGGGTGAGCTGTAGAGAACAAGGCAACTCCATCGCCAGAGTTAAACGTAGCGACAGAAGGCAATCCATTGTTAAGAGGCACAGCAGCTTTTACCTGTTTGGTATAAGCCATTGCCCTTGCCAATGCTTTTGTATAACGAGCTGAAAGCGAGTCATACAAGTTGTCTTCCATTGCTTCCTCTGTAATAGAGAAACCCATTGCAACGGTTTCCATGTTATAACGAACCGAAAAACTTTCGCTTGCGGTATCGTAAGTTATCGCTGAACCCTCGCTCTTTACGGGGGCTTGCCCAAAACCTGACAGCTTGACCTCTTCCTCGAAAGATCGGTCAGAAGATTCTGTTTCATATATCTCCTGATCCTCATTTTCATAAGTGTCATAAGTCAAACCAAACAAGGCATTAAGACCTGGGAGTAACTCCTTCAGCATCTGCGCTCGTGATATAGCCATTTCCCAAGTCTCCTATGCTACTGTCGCTAGATCATATGCATGGACTCCAGCGTTCCAAGTAACAAGAACGTCTGGATATGAATCAGCCCAAGCTGCGCCTGGACCCTCCCATAAACCATATATACGAACAGCGAGTGAGTTTGTTGTGGCGGCATCAGCATCAACCGTCAACTGACTTTGACCGTTAAGCGAATTAGTCGCTGTAACATTTGTCAAAGCAGAGTTTAGGTTTTGATCTGTATTTGCCATTGCTGCATCTGCCTGAACCTTGAAGATAGCTCTTGGGTTGTCCCAGACATAAATCTGTACGTCTGTGTGACCCGCTGCTGTCATCGCACTTGCAGGAAGATTGTTAGCAAAAGTTAGTTGTCCTGTGCTTCCGTCTACGTAACGAAAACCACAAGCGACCCCTATGGGTGTTGTAGAAGCACCATATGTCGTGGTTGGGGTTGCAGTGATTGGAACAAGAACACCAGCTGCCATAGCTACTGGTTGCCCAGCATAGATAGCATTAGTGTTGTTTGACCCAAGCGGATACATGGTTTGTCCACCAGTATTGTAACCCTGACCAAGGATGCCTACTTGTATCATCCCATAAGGAGCGTCAGTTGAACCAGCCATTTGATTCTCTCCTTAAAAGTTAAACGTTAAAAGCGACTAACTGCCGCCCTTTCCAAAGTCCACCCTCGTCTTCCTCTCCGATTCAAGGACAGGCATACGAGGATCGTTTTCCCGCATAAAATTATTGTCGATCGAATCAATCTGTCTGTCAGATACTTTCTTAATGTAATCACCTCTAGCCTTCAGTTTTTCTTCTGGCATTTTACAGAGCAACAACCCGCCAACCTCAATGTTTCCTTCTCCTCCGAAACGTGAATCCAGATCAGACTTAATCATCATTTCTGGATGGTCTTCTGCTTTCACAGGTTCCCAACCGCTTCTGAGTTTCTTGGAGACATTGGTATTATCAGCTTGTCCCACTGTTGAGGTTCTAACCCACCTAAACACCCAGCCATCTTGCGGATCTGGATCTGGTAGTACAGTTGGTGGTGACCATGATTCTGTGCGAGTCTCTACTTCTCTCGTTTCATGTTCTCTGGACTCTCGTCCTTGGGTTTCAACTTTATCAGTGTCATTAACCATGCGCCGTCTCCTTCGCTATCTGAGCTGCATATTGCTCTTTAGTGATCCCAAGTCGCCTGGCGAGATCAACCTGAGTTTTTGTGAGTTGTACTTTGCGTGTCTTACCACTGCTTCTACGAGCAGAAGCAACCACGGGTTGCGGAGCGGAAGTTTCCTCACGACCAACTTCTTCTCCGAAATGTTCAGGAAACCTTTCCTGTATGCGCTTATCGACTTCAGCATAGTATTCGTCTGCCCTAGTATTCGGGTCAACTCCTGACCTAACCAAGTCTTCGTGAACACCATATGCAAATCCTGTCATCTCAGCGTTTTTATCAGGTCCGTTGCCGAACCACTTATTATCAGTTAACCACGCTTTTGCTCGTTGGTCAACAACTACCTGAGGCTGTTCTTGACCATTTGGCAATGGTTCTTCCTGTGTAACCTCTGCTTCTGGGGGTGGCTTATATTGCTCCCAATTCTTTTTATCCACAGATGCTTCTGTTAGTTTACGCTGGGCTTCTGTTATTTTATCAGCATCACCTTCTTCGTAAGCCTCTTTAAAACCTTTCTCTGCTACATCTAGGTCTGTATTTAACTTAGACTCGGTTGCAGTAAACAGCGCTTCATTGCCCTTGTTTATAGTCTGACGAAGATTATCTCTTTCACTTGCCAGATTCTGGGCAATCTTTATAGCCTCTTCATTCTGACGCTGTGCTGTTTCCTTAGCTCTTCTTTCTTCGTGAAACTCATACTTGAGCTGTTTAATTCTTTTCTGAACATTCTCAGAATAAGAAGCAATCTCTTCATCAGATACATCAAAGTCCTTGCTTGCATTGATCTTAGGTTCAACACGATCTGATACTGGACGATCATCTATCTCCTCTACTTCAAAATCTAATTGTTCAGTTTCTTCTTCTACTGCTGTGTTTTGTGTTTCTTCGCTCATGCTCTTGTATACCCCCGTGGATCTTCGACAACTGCCTCTACAGTGTCATCGTTAATAAGACGAAACTCTTTACCGTGTATCTTAATGCGAGTTCCCTGATAGGCTCTAAAGACTACGAAATCACCGTCTTTACACCAAGGTCCTGTAGGAAACTTCTTCTCATCCTTGTAACAGTCAGGCCCCATAGCAATAACAAAACCATAGACAGTTGCTATCTCTTCCAAGTCTGTTAAGGAATCTGGCTTATAGATACCGCCTTCCGTTTTTTCTTCACGGTCAGGCAAGGCAATAAGGATTTTATATCCTTGTGGGGTGGGGAGTTGAGTTGCGCTTCTGTGCTTCTCAAGGTCTACAACAGCTTCTTTCTTCTTTGTCGTCATGTTTACCTCTTTTGCTTACCACTTTACTGGGCGTGGTAGTTGCCCTTGCGTTAGTCCTCATCCTTGGTAAACCTCTCTACCAGATTGAGTAACTCCCGTTCTGCGAAGGCTAACCCTTCGATTTTTCCAACTATGTTAGCATACGAATTATAATCCTTTGCGCCTCCTGTAGCGAGGTGGTCTGCAGCTTCATTCATTTGTTCACGTAATACTTTTTGTAACAGTGATGGTAGCTGTTCTTCTATTGCCATGTTATGTCCTGTACCTCCATTACCATATGCTCCAGTTTTTACCCACAGTATCTTTATAAGACTCCAACACAGACAAAGATTCCTTATACGCCTCGTTTCTATCAGGCGTTTTTTTATCGTCTGCTAAATACTGGCCTTCACGGTTTCTAGCTCTTATGCGCTTTCTTTTAACCATTTCCACGTTTAATCGCCATTCGATTTCTCTTTAGATAGTATTTCTCTTGCCATCTCTACGCCTAACCTTGCGCCTTCCATCTTTTCTTTGGCATCCAGCTCTTCTGTCTTGGCTTCTGTTTCTATAACTGTACCTGCCAGCTTTGCACCAATCTGTGCGCCGATTGTTTTTTCCTGAGAGGCGATACGTTCTTCTTCTGTCTCCTGTTTGATCTTTGCTTTTTCCAGTTCCACCTCTGCTCGAAGCTGATCTGCCGCCGCCTTTCTCTTGACATCGAGTTCCCGTATCTCCAGTTCCTTCTCCTGTTGCTGGTATATAGGATCTTGAAGTCTTTGCTGGATAAGTTCTTCCTGAGCTTCTGCCTGATCCTTGCGTAATAGCTTGCCAGCAGCCTGTGCAACAACACGGGATAGCTCTTCTTCCACATCCCTTGGCAATGGATCTCCTTCAGCAGGTAACGGAACGCCCATCTGCTCTTCAATCTGTTTACGGTATTCAAATGCCAGATGTTCCCTGATGTGAGCTTCTGCCGCCGCCTGTATGGTCTTAGCCATTGGCGACTGGGATATAAGCTCCAGTATCTTGGGATCTTGTATAGCCGCAAGGTGAACTGCAATATGAGCTTTGTGATCCTGATAAGAGAAAGCCTCAACAGGTCTGCTGTTAATAAGGTTCTGGTTCTCAGTAACTGGGTCTGTAGGTTTGACATCACCCTTGTCTGGGATAATCTTTTCTACATCTCTCATCCCCATAACTTCCAGCATCTGCCTGTGAAGCTCTGGCATATCGTACATCTGCGGAGCCTGTGAAGCTAACTGCATTGCCGCCTGATACTGCATAATACGTTGAGACATAGTAGTTGCGTTAGGATCAGAGACAGGAATAATATCTACTACTTCATTAAAATCATTTGCCCTTACAGCGCCTTCGTCTCCAACCTCATAAGAGTATTCTGCTGGCATATACTTCCTGATAAGGTTTGCCAGTATCCTGAACTCTCCCTTTAAAGACGCATGAACCCGTGCCTGCACCGCAGACATAACCTTCATGCCCTTTTCCATTATAGCCAGCGTAGTGCCTACTGGAGCCTGATTACTCATCTCCGACACCTTCATATCCGCTTGGGCGGCAAATCGCCGTCCTTCGTCCACTATGTTCCCTAGAAGGGTATATAGAACCTGACTTGGTTCTTTGTAGGGAAGAAAGGATATGCTGTCTTTAATCGCCCCGCCTGGCACATCTACATCACGAAACTCACCTGGCATGATAGGGGAGTCATCACCTTTAATACGCAACCCCCTAGACTTCAGACCACCAGGTAGATTAGATAAAGTGCCTGCATCGGCATGTTGCCGTAGGATGGAGGTCGCAGAACGTGCTAACCCGCCGATGCAGTGTATGAGTCCGTAACCGTAAAAACCCAGAGACGGAAGATATTTATAGTGAACGAAATGCAACATCTTCTTTTTAAGGGGATCGTTCTCCAGGTAGTTGCGATATATGGACAGCACTTCACTTGAAGACTTGTCGATAGTGACTACATATGGGAGACCAATCCCTGTCTCTTCGCCAGAGTCATCAAGTTCCTCAAAACCAGACAGATCAAGATCGACATGAATTTCGTACAGCGTGTACCTGTCATCATGCTCATAGCTAGGATCTACACCCTGCATTTCGTCATACTCTTCCTGTATCTTTGAAATATCAGGTGTTGGATCTGGAAGATCTATATCCCTGTAGAAGCCAGAAAGCTGGAGCTTCCTTACTTCATTCTTTGTCTTCTTCATTATGTGGGTATAACAAGGACAGGATTCTAGGTCGGAAGCCCCATAAGAGACAACCATATCTTCTGCTGGAACAAAGATGGATGCACATCTTTCCAGATCCATATCGTAGTAAACTTTTTTAAATGCCGAACCTGCAAGCGGAAGCGCAAACAACATGTTCTCATGCTCAGACCTGTACTCGGTCATAACTTCCGTAACCTGATAATTCATTTCATCGGCTACACGAATAGCCTGCTTTTCTTTATCTTCAGTCAGATTGCCAACGATCTGTGTTTTAACAGGGCCTTTCGCTGGGAAGGTTTCCATAATTGACTGCGCCTGAAACCTGATAACAGCCTCTGACAACATAGGATGAAACACCCCGCAAGCACCTGGCCAAGGTGTGCTTCTTTCTTCAATTCTTAATCCGAGGAGTTCGAGTCCTCTGATGTAAGTTTGTTCCCAATCTTTTCTTGAACCCCTGTCAGTGTCAACTGCACCCATGAGTTCGCTGCTAAGATTTTGGAGATCACTATCTCCGATATGATCAGCAAGGTTCTCTCCAAAGGGAACTCCTGCCACTTCTTCTTCAGCGCCAATAATAATCGTTTCATCTTCAGTCTCCACTGCAACAGCTTCGGGGTTTACAACTGTTACCTCTACGTCTGGCTCTCCTGCGACAGCCTCGATTGCTTTTTCTATTGCCATGTCAACCCTTTGCGTATCCGTCTAACCACACTAAAAACCAAAATGTGGCAAAAATCAATAGACATATTGTTATATATTTTAAAATCCATTTGTCTTTCTTGTTACTTCTGTATCCATAATGCATTAATAATACTCCGCATAACGTGGCGGGTACTCCTCTTCAGGTTCATCTGATGGTGTTCTAATAAATCCACCCTGCCTGAATCTCAGTAGGGCTTGGGTTGAACTATCAACTAGGTCGTCGTGGTCTCCTGTGGGGAATGAAGCAAACTCTTCTATTACTTCTTCTGCCCATCTTTTTTGCGGGAACCAGACCATACCTGATGCAAAGAGATCTGCCACAGCATTAACCCTCGCTATTTTGTCATTCCCCTTGGAGGGGGTAAACTCAGCTACGGGTATACCCATTTGCCTAAGCTCAAACACAAGTGGCATACCAGACGCTTTTGCTTCCACAATACATGCGTCAGGTTCCCAGTCCATGTAAAAATCATAGGCTTTCTTTTTAAGTGCAGGGAACTCCAGTCTTTCTTTAAAAGCATCCAGTAGAATAATATGCATGGCATCGTTTTCCTCATTAAGGAATACACCCCATGTTGTACAGGCTGAATAGTCTGATCTCTGGGTCTTTAGAAATGCTGTGTCCCATGATTGAATAATAAACTCGCATGGCGGGGGACGGCTGGTTGTCCACTCCATCCACCACTCACGTTTAATAATTGCTCCTTCTTCTGATGTAGGATCTTGTTGATACTGGGCTGACCATTTGGATATAGGGAGTTCTGAACGAAGAGCCTCAAGCTCCTGTATCCCCCAGTATTCAGGCCATAGCGGATTCCCAGAAGGCATAATAGCTGGGAGCTGTATAACTTCCCAGTCATCAGAACCGTCCCTCTGTGTGGACGCTTCTATTATTTTTCCTGTTAAATCCCGCTTACTCCAGCGTGTCATAACAACAATGATTGCACCACCAGGCTGTAACCTTTGTCTAGGTCCTGAGGTGTACCATTCATAAACTCTATCAAATACTTCAGGGTGATACTGCCCCTGAGCTGCGTCTTGTTCGGAGTGCGGGTCATCAATAATTAAAAGATCAGCACCCTTACCTGTAACCGCACCGCCAACACCAATAGCAAAATATTCACCGCCCTTGTCTGTATTCCAGCGACCAGCGGCCTTGCTGTCTGCCCTTAGGTTTACTTTTGGAAACAGTTGCTGGAAACTGCCATCAGAGAAAACATTACGAACCTTACGTCCGAAACCTACGGCAAGCTCTGCGGTATGTGCAGTTTGTATAATTTTTTTATCGGGGTATCTTGCAAGAAACCATGCAGGCAAAAGAAAAGATGCGAACTCTGATTTGGTGTGACGTGGTGGCATATTGATTATTAATCTTTTTAATTCGCCGTTAGCTACTCTTTCAAAACATTCTGCCATTACCTTGTGATGCCTGCCCTCGATAAAGGAAGGCCATACTTCTTTTACAAAAGATAAGAAATCGTTCTGGGTCTTTTCTCTTTTCTGGGCATCTTCCAGTTTATCCAGAAGATCGAGGATCTCCTGTTGCTCCCCGTAGGGTAGCTGTTGTATCTGGCTTTGAATAACAGAAATACTATCAGTCAAAAATTTGTTCCCCGTCACAACAATCCATCACAGGACTCTTACATGAGATACAACTGTAGTGACCTCGAATAAATTCAAAGCGTGTCCATCTTCCACACCAAGGACAATCTTTTGGGTTTGAATAATCCCACACCTTTATCTTATCCCCGTCTTTTTTAAAAGCATCAGGAGCTGTATCAATTATTGCGTTACGTCCTATCACTTCCATAGTACACCACCCGATAGAAGTATACCATATATTGATAAATTAAAAAATATTTTATTATTCTACTTATCTTCCCTGACCTCTGTACTTTTTGTACCCACGTCTTTTGTGTTTGTTTTTTGGACGTGTCAGGGGGCTACAGCCTATGCTAGTTCTCTTTCTAGGGGAAGGTGTGTAAACATATGCTTTCTTTTGTGCCATATCTTTTTTCTAAAAAAAACCCCCCGCCCCTTGGGTGTTTGAGAAAGGGATAAGGAGCGAAGGGCTAGTTGACCAACCACTGGTCTGACCTCGTGCTGTAATCTGACCAATGTGGCTAGGAGGGAGGAACCTAGCCCTGGGCGTAATCAAAACAAGAAATTATCACCAATGAAAACATCAGGGACTATTTCCCTGTCTTGGATAATACACCAACACACTGGAATTGCAATACATACAACTAAGATTTGTTACCATAGAATACTCCAGAGAGGACGGGTCTTCATCGGGTATATCGTGATCCCCTCCCCAAATAAGTTCTTTTCCACAATGCCAGCAATCCATTTTTCTATTCGTCTCGTGGTATATTTTTGTACCGTTAACCATTTATCTCCGCAAACATTCCTGCGTCATCTACTATCCTGTCGTTTATTATATTAACATAATCAGGATTTAATTCAATGAGGGTGGCGTTCCTCCCCAGTCTGTCTGCTACCATACCCGTAGTGCCTGCGCCCCCAAAAGGATCTATAACATTACCGCCCTTGGGACTCCCAGCCTTTATACAGGGTTCGATTAATTGTGTCGGGAATGTGGCGAAGTGAGCTTTTTTGTACGGCTTGGTGGTTACTGTCCACACAGATCTTTTGTTCTTGGTTTCATAGGATTTTTCTAATCCTGAATGTGGCTGTAACCCTGTGCCTTCGTTATGATACTTACCGTTAGATCTATCCCTTGTTCCCCAATCCTGAGCTTCTTCCTTAATCGCTTCTGCATCAAAATAATAATGAGGCTTCTTCGTTAATAAAAAAATATATTCATGGGATTTGGTACACCTGTCCTTAACGCTTTCGG